AAAGTCATTAGTGGAAAATTATTAGGTAAGCCCTTGATATCTATAGGTGTTAATATATTTAATGGGTTAATATATATAGGTACTTATTAGTCATCCCCCTTTCACTTAGGGTATCCCCCCAAACCCCAAAATCCCATTAAATTTATTAAAATCATAGGGTTAAGGGCATTAAGGGGTGGGAAATCACAAAACAAAGCTACTTCCAATTTCCAACAATCCCGTACATTTTCTGAGTTGAGCGGTAGTTTTTGGATACGGTCTGCTCCGGAATCAAGACCAGCATACCGGAATCAGTCATCGCCTGAATAGTCTTCTTCAGAGCATTAGTCGCCCCGAGCTTGTCGTTCTTGAAGCTAGCGACACATGCCGTTCTTTGTAACAAGTAGGCATGCGGGACAACTCCATCTTTCTGCATTGCACCATAGACCTTCATGGCTGCCGGTGGAAGCGACTTGAAGTAGTTGGAGATAATCCGCTGCAAGTCGCTCATCTGCTTGCCATCCCCCTGCCCAACATCCCCGACGGTGAAACGCTTCTCCAGCGACCGGGCATCGTGCTCGACAAGTTGTACCGCCCATGTGGCTATCGCCTCAGTGATTACCGGATTATGGGGGTTGCATCCAACGGCAATAATGCCGGCCAGCTTCCATGCCTTCAGGTGGGTCCGGTTCCAGATTTCACTAAGTGCTTGATCGGCCGAATTCATATGCTTATCGACTTCCTTGTCAAAGGCACGGAGCACGGCTTCACCTTGGGCATCTTCAGTCACCATGGAGACGGTCTGTTTGGCGGCGATGGCCGAAGATGCTGAAACTAGGTCGGAGAAACGCTGCTTGAGTCCGGCTGGCAACGGTAGATAGGGTTGATCATTAATGGGCGGACGGCCACCGGTGTATTCCAGAATAATGAATCGGCTGAGGAACCCGCTGGCGATATCACTTTGGTCCAGACCGTCAAAGAAAGTGGAAGGCGTGGTCTCGGCCATGATAGTCATGCTTGGGCTGGCCACAGGGGCAATATTCTTTTCACGGTCGGAATACACGGAGGGCTGCATCAGCTTGCCGTGACCCGACTTGCCGAAGCTATCCAGCAATACTTGCTTTAGGGTCAGGTCGGCCGAGTTGGCCCTTTGACTAGACAACCGCTGTACAGTGAGACCGAACTCGCCCAGCACCGAAACGAAGCAGGGGCGCTCTGATAGGATGCGATGGAGAGCAGGACCGGATGCAAAGATAGATGGCCCGATGAATTGGTTCACATTGGCCATTGGCAAGACAGTATGCACTTCTTGATACAGGTCTGTGATGCATGTATTCAAAGCCTCTTTGCCGGTGCCAGATCCTGCAATCAATAATGCATACAGATTCAGGCCAGACCGGTTGCGCTGATTGATGTTATAGCTTCTACCACAAACTCCAGCAACTGCCCCGATGGCAGCTAGCAACGAAACTTCAGGAACTGGGCGAGTGCTTGTGCGATAGAAGTATTGTGCCAGCTCACCGACCAACCCGGGTGGCAGGGTGATCGGAAACTTTGACTGCTCTTCGGCTTGGTGTATCTCCCCGGTCTCAGTATCGACTTGATGCTGTGCCTGTTGTTGCTGGGCTGGCTGCTCCCGCATGGCGGTCGCATTGGCTTGTAGCTGACTGAAGTCGATGGGGGCCGGTTGCTGGGCACGAATCTTGGTGAGTGCAAAATCCAGGTATTTGTTGTCTCGGATTGCCTTCTCGCGCTTGCCCAGTTTGGACATCCGGAAGATGCGGCGCACCTGCTCATTGTTGCGGGTATAGAATGCTAGGATGCCGAGAAGGGCAAAGTCGGCTTCGGACTGTGAACCATACCCCATGGATTGCCAATCGCCAATGCAGAGCTCATTGAACTTGTCCGCGTTGCTGGCACCCATTGCCATATCCACAATCTCCCGATCGTCTAGCAGCTCGTCGGCGTCTTGGAGTTCGACGGTCTTGACTGGCTGCATCTCGCGATATAGGATATCCAAAGTTGCTTGGCAGTCCAGAATCGGGGCATCGCGAACTACTTGCCCGGTGAAGGTCAGGTATCGATCAATCGAGTAGATGCCAACATGGCCGCGATCGGAACCGCGGGGCACTTTGCCGCGCACTATAATGTGGTAACCGTGGCCGCCCACGCTGCGCTCGGTGTAACTGGGGAATGCTTCAAGGATTTTCTGATGCACCAGCTGTTCGGCAGGGCTGGCAGGATTCTCCGGTTTGTTGTCGATGTCGATCCCGGAGTATGGATCATTGGCCGTCAGTACTAGACCGATGCCGGATGCTTGAATGCTCGGACCGGCTTGCATGACTTCGGCAAAGCTGGACCATGTTGCGGGATTCTGGATGCTGGCTTTGTAGCCCTTGGTGCTGTACGGCACCTTGGTCTGCCTGCCATCCACCAGTTCATATTTCCAGAGTATCCACTGGTTTAGATCGCGCAGTTCTTGCGGGATGTTGTTGTACATCACGTCTCCTTAGACGACTAGTTTCTTGCCGGAGAGGTACTCGTAGAGTGCTTGCACACGATTGCAACTTGGGTTGGGGATGCCGCCAGCCAGGAACTTTTGGGTCCAGCCGGGTGGGATGCCGAGCTTGTCATATATGATGAGGAACGTGACATCGGCGCCCCGGTCCTTTAATAGCTGACGAGTCATGCGCATCAGACTCATTTCATGTTCCATGTCTAATCCTTGGTTGTAAAAAGAGCCCTCATTATATGGTGTCTTACATTGAATGGCAATATATAAGGGTTCAAAAAAGGGGTTGTGTTTCCAACAAATGGTCCGGTATAATCTGGTCATCTTAACAAGGAGGTCAAAAATGCTTATCAAGGTTCAAAAGGTTCATCCGAAAGCCATCATCCCCGACTATGCCACTTCAGGCGCTGCCTGCTTCGATCTCCACAGTGTCGAGGCTGGCGAATTCGGAATGATGGAATCGGCCAAGTCGTTCGACATCGGTCTGAAGTTCGAGATCCCGGAAGGGTATGCCATGTTCATCTACTCCCGTTCGGGGGATGGCTTCAAGAAGGATGTTCGGCTGGCCAACTGTGTCGGCATCATCGACTCTGACTACCGCGGTGAAGTCAAGGTCAAGCTGACCGCCGACCGGATGCAGCGCAACTTCGTCAATATCGGCGACCGCATCGCCCAAGCAATGATCATGCCGGTTCAGCAAGTCCGGTTCGGGCTGGTCCATGAGGTTTCCACGACCGAGCGCGGGGAAGGTGGTTTCGGGAGCACTGGGAAATGAGTGCTGGACCCACCCCGCAACGCGACGGGATCAAAATTAGCATCACCGTCAAAAACGGCAGTGACGAATTCACGCTAGCGGAGTATATTAGCCCTCTCGAGATTCTTCATTGCGCCAGCGAAGCCGAATTCCGAGACAAGCTGAAAGCCGTTGCCGACCGCATGTTCACCGACATTCTTGAAAACCACTATGAGGACAACTGAAATGACCCCTGAACAAATCCAACTACTCTCCGACTGGCAGGCTGCCCGGGCAGACCTCGGCATCGCCAAGGCTATGGTCGAAAAGGAAATGGCACTGCGCAAAGCGGTCGTCGCATCCTTCTGGCCAGCCCCGGCCGAGGGCACCAACAACCAGGATCTCAACGCCGGCTGGAAGCTGAAGTATGTGCATAGCTTCGACTACAAGGTTGATGATGCTGCCCTTCCCCTGCTGCGCGAAGAACTTGCCAAGGAGCAGGTTTCGCTGGACGGCTTGTTCAAATATTCGGCGGCGCTCGTCTTGAAAGAGTACCGCACTTTGGGGGATAATATTAAATCCAAGGTGGATCAGGTTTTGACCATCAAGCCGAAGTCGCCTACTCTTGAGTTGATTGCTCCCAAAGAATAATCATGAACAGCCTTTGGTCTAACTTGGATAATTATTGAAAAGAGCACAACATGAATATGTTAGGTAGCATCACCTCCAGCCAAAGAAGAACCGGCATCCGTATGGTTATCTATGGGATGGAAAAACAGGGCAAAAGCACTTTGGCATGCTCGTCACCCAACCCGCTGTTGATACCTTTAGAAATGGGTTATGCCGGTATCAATGTTCCTATTGTTCCAAACATCGAACATTATAATCAAGTAATGGCTCTGCTTGATGAAATTATGACGGCCGTCAGCCATGGTGCCTTTCAATTCCAATCTCTAGTGTTTGACTCAGCCACTGCGCTGGAACGGATGTTACATCAGGCTGTCCTTGAAAGTGATCCAGGTTGGGCAAAAGGCAACCGCAAAGCTATTACTCTCGAATCTGCACATGGTGGATACGGTAAGGCGCGGTTATATGCTCTCGACCTTTGGAATGCTTTTCTCCAAAAATGCGATTGGCTTAGTCAGGCTGGGATCAATATAGTTATCACTAGCCACGCGTTCGCTGCCAAAGTTATTGATCCAGCGTTTGGTGAATTTGACCAATGGAATATTCTGCTTTATTCTCCGAAGAATAATAAGAGCTATGGTGCTCGTGAGTTAATTTGTCAATGGGCAGATTGTGTCGGATTCTTACATACACCGTTCTATACTAGCGAAGCAAAAGATAGTTCTCTAGTGAAAGCAATTTCGGCCAATAAAGGTCGGGTGCTCGCTGTGAACTACGCACCAAGTTGGGTTGCTGGCAACAGATACCGCCTCACTACCGATGGGATCCAAATTCCTCCCGAAAAAGGGTGGAATTCATTGGCACATGCGATATACTCTACATGTGGTCTGGATTATTACGCACGATGACTTTTAACGGGGCGCTGCCCCAACTTTAGGAGAAGTGAAGATGTCCTCTTTGAATTTCAATGCCGCCAATGTGGCACCTGCCGAAGCGCCCGAGGCAATCCCTGCCGGCTGGTACATCGCTCAGATGATCGAGTCGGAGATGAAGCCGACCTCCAATGGCCAAGGCGCCTACCTTGCAACCGTGTACCAGGTCCTGGAAGGCAAGTACAAGGGTGCCAAACTGTTCGATCGCATCAACCTGCAAAACGCCAACCCGACGGCCGTCGAAATCGGCTACCGCCAGCTGTCTGCCATCTGCCATGCTGTCGGTGTCATCCAGGTCGAAGACTCTGCTCAACTGCACAACCGTCCCCTCGGTGTCAAGGTCTCCTTGCGCCCGGCTGGTCCCGGTGCTGATGGCAAGAACTACGATGCCTCCAACGAAGTCAAGGGCTACAAGGCTGCTTCAGCGGTCCAGGTGGAAAACCCGGCTGCTGCCACCGGTTTCATCCAACCGCAGCTTCCGCCAACCCCGTTTGCACTGCCCCCGGTGAACCAACAGAATCCGATGTACGGCCAACAACCGTCCGGTGGCTTCGCTCCCCCGGCACAATCGTATGCCCCGCAACCTCCGGCACAGCAGGCTTTCGGCCAGCAGCAATTCGCCCAGCCCCAGCAACCGCAACCGCAGCCGCAGCAACAGTGGGCGGCACCGAATCCGCAAGGCCAACCTCCGGCACAAGCGATGCCGGCATGGGCAAATGCGGCACCGGTGGCACCTGCTCAACAGCAAGCAGCCCCGCAACAGCAGTTCCAACAACCGGCAGCTCCGGAACAACCTGCCCCGACCCCACCGTGGGCCGGGCAACCTGCCCCGGTCGCTCAACCGACCCCTGCAGCAGCCCCTGCTCCCCAGCAGGCCGGCACTCCGACCCCACCGTGGGTGCAACAACCGCAAGCCTGATGTAAGCTGAACTGAGGCCCGGTCATTCATTTGGTCGGGCCTTTTTTGTCGGGGGAACCATGCCAGACCTGATTAGAACCGATACCATTGAGTTGGAATTCAACGAGTACTTCTTTCAATGGAGTATCACTTTTCAAATTACAAAGCATCCCAGCCTCGAGATGCAATTTCTTTGCATGGGGTGGGAGTTATGAGCAGTCTTGACCAAGCCTTTGATTCGCCCCAGCAAAGATTCCAGTCGGACCTCCGTGAGGAGCTGGACCGCATCTTTGCCCTGCTTGCCGAGAAGAACCGCAAGTACGGGGACTCGGCTCTGAACCCGAAGCAAACCTTCAGCCGTGCGCACCCGTTGGAGTTGATTAACATCCGGATTGATGATAAACTTAACCGGATTCAGAATCGTCAAAACGACGAGGACGAAGATGTTGATCTTGACCTTATAGGGTACCTCCTCATTCGCCGTATTGCCCAGAAGAGACTGAAATGCAAATAGCAACTAAAACCTTGGCCGCCATTGATGCTGCCATTGCTGCTGATCAAGGAGCAAAGTACCGCGGCCTGCTTGGCAAACTGATGCCGCTGGCAGATGATGCCTACCGCGAAGAAGACGGGGGGTTCCGCTCACACTTGGGTGCGTCCCTGATTGGCCGTGAATGTGCTCGGGAACTGTGGTACAACTTCCACTGGGCTACCAAGCCCCACTTCGAAGCACGCATGCTCCGGCTGTTCAACCGTGGGCACCTGGAAGAGCCTCGCATGGTGGCCCTGCTCATGATGATTGGCTGCGAGGTCTGGCAAGTCGATGAAAACGGCAAGCAGTTTCGCATCGAAGGTCACGGGGGTCACTACGGTTCAGCCATCGACGGGGTGGTCCGCAACTTACCGGACCTGCCACCGGGCACTGCTTGCCTGACCGAATACAAGACCCACAACGACAAGTCCTTCACCAAGCTGACTGCCGACGGGGTAGTCAATGCCAAGTGGGAGCACTTCGTCCAGATGCAACAATACATGGGGAAGTATGGTTTGCAGTGGGCGCTCTATATGGCTACCAACAAAAACGATGACCATATTCATGCGGAGCTTCTTCAGTTCGATTCAACTGTGTATGCCCGGTACCATGAACGAGCAGGCTCCGTTATTTTTGCCCAAGACCCACCGCCCAAAATCAACAACAGTCCTGCTTTTTTTAAGTGCAAATGGTGTTCTCAATCCCCGGTCTGTCATGGCAAGCAGGTTCCCGAGCGCAACTGCCGGACGTGCTCCAAATCCTTTCCGCAAGTAGATGGGGGTTGGCGATGTGGGGTCACCCGAGCAATTCTGACCAAGCTGGAGCAGGAGCAAGGATGCGACCTTTATGACCTGCATGGTGCTTTCTGTAAATGAAACTTCGTGCCAAATAATATATCCGATAGTAACATAGGGTATATTATTTGGAGGCAGTATGGCTAGATCCCCGGTAGATATGACTGGTCAAAAATACGGTAAGCTCACTTGCATAGCCCCCGGAAAAACTTCCCGCTCCGGCCGGTATTGGATTTGCGAATGCGAGTGTGGAAACCGTACAGAGGTATTGCGAGGAAACCTCCGGAACGGTTTCACTCTTTCTTGTGGGTGCCATAAACGAGAGAATAATCGGCACAGAGATCCAACTTGGGCCAAACACGGTTATGCTAGCAAGGCCAACCGGAATCCCACATATAACAGCTGGATGGCTATGCGAATGCGTTGTAACAACAAAAACCACGAAAGTTGGGAATGGTACGGTGGTAAAGGAATCAAAGTTTGCGAACGTTGGGATAGCTTCTCTAACTTTCTAGAAGACATGGGAGAACGGCCTGATGGTAAGACGTTGGATCGAATAGATCCTGATAAGGATTATTCTAAAGATAATTGTAGATGGGCCACACCGTTGGAACAAACCTTAAATCGAGCGATATGCAAATGAAATTGCGTAGTTACCAGGAAGACGCAGTTCGAAGTATTTTTGAATATTATGAAAAAGGCAACACAGGAAATTGTGTTGTCGCCATGCCGACTGGTACAGGTAAGTCTGTGGTCATCGGGGAGTTCATCAAGCGTGCTCTGATGGCCTACCCCGGCACCCGGATTATGAAGCTGACCCATGTCAAGGAGCTAATCGAGCAGAACTATGCCAAGCTGATGACCCTCTGGCCGACTGCCCCTGCCGGGATCTTTTCGGCCGGGCTGAAGCGGAAGGACCTTGGTTACCCAATCATCTTTGGCGGGGTGGCATCCGTTGCTAAAATGACCGCCGAGGACTTTGGTCGGATTGACCTGCTGCTGGTTGATGAGTGCCATCTGATTTCCCCCAAAGATAGCACCATGTATCAGGTCATCATTGCGGAACTCAAGAAGATCAATCCCCACCTTAAAGTAATCGGCTTCACCGCCACTCACTATCGGTTGGGCAGCGGTATGCTGACGGAGCCGGGCGGCATCTTCACTGACCTCTGCATCGACATGACGACCCTTGACGGGTTCAACTGGTTTCTGCACGAGGGGTATCTCAGCCCTCTGGTGCCCAAGCGTCCCGGGGTTGAGCTGGACCTATCCGAGGTGCATATTCATGGTGGCGAGTACAAACAAAATGAACTACAGGATGCAGTCGACAAGGAGGAGATTACTTACGCGGCGGTCAAGGAGATGCTCTCGTATGGTTCTGATCGCGAGCATTGGTTGGTGTTTGCTTCTGGTATTGACCATGCTATTCACGTCGCCAGCATGTTGGACTCGGTAGGGGTCCCAGCCACCTTCGTACATTCCAAAATGCCTGCCGCTGAACGGGACCAAGCCATTGCCGACTTCATGTCTGGCAAATACCGGGCCATGGTGAACAATGGCATATTGACCACAGGTTTCGACTTCCCCGGCATCGACCTCATTGCCATGCTTCGCCCAACCCAGTCCGCATCATTGTGGGTCCAGATGCTTGGACGGGGCACTCGGCCGGTCTATGCCGACGGCTTTGACCTGACCACCACTCAGGGCAGACATGAAGCTATGCGGCATGGCCCGAAGCAGAATTGTCTTGTCTTGGACTTTGCTGGCAACACTAGAAGGCTTGGACCGATCAATGACCCTGTCCTGCCGAGGCGCAAAAACAAAGCTAAAGGCGGTATGGCACCGGTCCGCATCTGTGAAACGTGTGGAACCTACAATCATGCCAGTGTCCGATTCTGCTGCCACTGTGGTCAGGAGTTCCCACGCGAGCTTAAAATCAATGAGTATGCAGGCACCGAGGAAATCATCGCATCGGGCAAAGAGCCTGAACCGGTGGTCTTCAAGGTGGATCGGATCACCTATGGCCGGCACGAAAAGTTTGACAAACCGGATGCGATTCGGGTAAGCTACTTCTGCGGCCTGCGCATCTTCCACGACTACATTTGTTTGGAACATCCTGGTTTTGCTTCCAAGAAGGCAAGGGATTTTTGGCGGGAGCGTGCCAACGATGATCCCCCCGAGACCACCGAAGAGGCGCTTACGAAGGTGGATGAATTGAAGACCCCGACCCACATCTGGGTCAAACCGAGAGGCAAGTATGACGACATCATTGGCTACAACTATGACGGAACTGGATTCGGAGGCGCGGTCGCTCCTCGCTGAAACCTTGGCTAAACGCATGCTAGCGGTCCTGGAGCTCAAGTCCCATAGTTGCCTCAATTGTGAATACTTCAATGAGCCGCAAGAATATTGCGAGAAAGCCGATGGACAGCGGCCGCCAGCCCGGGTAATTGCCTACGGTTGCCCCCTTTACCTTATGAAAATTCCCTTTTAATTCAGGGGTTCCCGGGGCATGGGGGTACTACCCAAAACGGGGGTAACCCCTACCCTTCCCCATGTAAAAAGAAAATAGAAAAAGTTTGAAAAAAGTGTTGCCTCATTGATGTAGAACCCCTATAATCTAGTCATGGGTTCGGGAGAACGAATCCAAACCAACCACCTCTTCAAGACTAGGAGAAACAAAATGAAAGCCTACACCACCAAATCCAACGCCCTCCGCGCTGCCAAGTCCGCTGGCTTCACCAAGGACCAAGTTGAAGTCGTCGAATACGAAGGCGGTTACACCTGGATCGAAGTAGTTGCTGCCCCGGTAGAAGACCTCGTTTTGGTTGCTCCGATCGGTGCCAAAGTCCCGGGCGATGTTCATACCTACAAGTGCCCGCACTGCGGCATCCTGCTGGGTAATGGTGTCGGTAATCACTTGGACAAAGTAAATGGTAAGGTCATCAAGCACGGGAAATTCGAATATGTTTGCTTGGCTTGCAATGGTGAGTTTGGCCCAGCCATCATCCCTCTCGAGGTCGAGGAGCCGGCCAAGGTTGCAACTACTCACGAGATCAAGAATGAATCCACGGCCGCCCTCCCTTGCAAGTCGGTCTGGGCAATCGCTGACGAAATGAAGGGCGCTCGCCGCAAGGATGTGATCGCAGCATGTGTGGAAAAGGGCATCGCTTACAACACCGCCCGTACCCAGTACCAACAGTGGTACCAGATCAACAAGAAGGGCTGATCATGGAATTCGGTGTTCATCCTACGGAGCTCACCGAACATCTGGAAGCGGAGATTCAGGAAGACCTCCTCCGCTTCTTTGCGATGTTCAAGTCTTATAACCCAAACCTGCCAATGGGGCAGGGCATGGCTGCGGAGTTCATCATACACCGGGATGCCATCGAATATAAGTTGCGTTTAATCGCCAAATGATCGAAGTTTGTGATTGCCACATCTGCATGGGGGCGGCCCGAGAAAGGGGTCGTCACCCGATGGACCCGGATGGTAAAATATTCGGGGATCACCATTGGCCGCTCCCACTACCACATGAGAAAGGAAACAAAATGAGCCAGATGTATATGTTGATCGATCTGACCAAGGTCGAAGAAACCCGGGTCCTGCTGGTGGGCACCATGCACCGTGTGCAGTTGTGGGGCCGCCTCTACAAGTCGCAAGGCAAAACGGTTGTTGCACCTCCGCTGGAAGGCCGCGGCTTCGCCAAGCTCGAAAAGCTGGCCCTGCAGTACCTGTTCTGGAACCACTGCAAGCGGACCCCGCCTGAAGATTATGCCGAGCTGATTAAGGAATGCTTGACCCAGCTCAAGTTCATCAAAGCCGACGATCACCCGATCGAGGACCTGGAACGGCAAGTGGCCAAGCTCGAGGATGAGGTATCGTCCGAGGCCAAACCTAAGAAGGAACGGGCGCCTCGGGATCCCAATGCCCCGGTCGAGGCTCCCAAAAAGAAGACCTCAACTACCGGGATGGTCTGGGCCATTGCCGACGAACTTACTGCCAAGCATGGCCGCATGGCTACTCGTCAGGAGGTGCTAGCCGAGTGCACCGAGAATGGGATCAATTCCGCAACGGCGAGTACCCAGTTTAGCAAATGGAAAGGATCAAAAAACATTTGAAATACCTATTGCCAAGATCAAATCAATACTGTAATATCCAATCACGTTAACGCCAAACGCCAAAGTTTCACAAACCACATCATTAGGAGAAGTATCATGACCGAACAAGTCGAAAAGAAGGAAAAAGTCGCCAAGGTGGCCAAAGAGAAGGTCGAGAAGATCCAGCAGAACGGTGTCACCCGTCCCAAGGCCGGCACGGCAACCGCCACCGTCTGGGAAATCGCTGAACGCCTGTCCAACGAAGCCGGTGCCGTTGCCAAGCGCGCTGACGTCATGAAGGCCTGCGAAGAAGCCGGCGTCAACGCTGCCACGACCGCCACCCAGTACGGCAAGTGGCGCAAGTTCCACGGCATCGTTGCCGAACCGAAGGCCGCCAAGGCTGCCGAGCCGGCTACCGAAGGCTCCGGCGGTGAAGCCGAAGAAGGCTCCGGCGAGTAATCCTCGCAGAACCGAATAACATCCCGCCAGCCCACAAGGTCGGCGGGATCGACCCGGGGAAGAGCCGGGACCTTTACAGCTTCAACATTGAATGGAACCGGGACGCCTAGTCAGCGTCCTCCGCAACAAAAGGGTGACTCTGAGTAGTTGCTTTGGATAGGGCCGTTACGCCTTGAACAGCTTCCCCCGACGGTTTCATTCAATGTTGTAGTTGGATCTCCCCCTGTCCCTTTCCGGGATTTCAAAGACCCTTCGGGGTCTTCTTTTTTGCCCAGTGGATCTAAAAAAAGGTTGTGTACCTTGGTAAAAAGGTGATATAATCATCTTACCTTAAACAGGAGGTGATATGAACCAACAACCCATCGAAAAGCAATTCCTCCACCCGGAGGGGGACCTGGAAGTCCACAGTATTTTCTTGACCATTCAAGGGGAAGGTCCGTTCACTGGACAGCGGGCAGTCTTTGTCAGGTTGGCCGGATGTAATTTGCAATGTCCCGGCTGCGATACGGACTACACCTCTCGCCGAACAACTTACCCAAAGTTCGAGCTCTTGCATCTGATAATGGCCGCTAGCAAAGAAACCCGCATGCTGGTCGTCTTCACCGGAGGGGAGCCCTTCCGCCAAAACTTGAAGCCGATCACAGATCTGCTGCTGGACTTCGGCTACGACATCCAGGTTGAAACCAATGGCACGCTTTACCAGGATCTGGATCAGGCGGTGACAGTTGTCTGCAGCCCAAAGTCTGGGTCCATCAATCCGAAGTTGGGTGCCCGGGTAGTCGCTTTGAAATATGTGGTCAAAGCTGGCGATGTTGGTGCTGACGGCCTTCCCCTTCATGCTCTGGACCATAGCTGCGGCGACCATGGTGTAGCCAAGCCTAATCAGGCCGACATGTACGCCCACGTCTATGTTCAACCCATGGACGAAAAAGACGAAAGCAAGAATGCAGCTAACCTCCAAACTGCCATTGCCACCGTGATGGACCGGGGTTATACTCTCTGTATTCAAACCCACAAGATTATCAACGTAGAGTAAGGAGCTTCAAATGAACACCAAAGCACTTGTTGTACTTTCCGGTGGTCAGGATTCCACCACCACCCTGTTCTGGGCTATTCGCAAGTTCGACGAAGTCCATGCCGTCACCTTTGACTATGGCCAGCGTCACCGCATCGAAATCGAAGCTGCCCGTACCGTTGCCAAGATGGCCGGCGTCAAGTCCCACGAGATCATCGACCTGCCGAATTGCTTGCACTCGAGCTCGCCGCTGACCAGCGACAACCCCCTCGAGCAGTATGAAGATCCCGATCAGATGGCCGAGGTCATTGGCAACCGCATCGAGAAGACCTTCGTCCCCATGCGCAACATGCTGTTCCTCACCGTCGCCATGAATCGTGCCGTGGAACTGCGCTGCGGCTGGGTGGTTACCGGCATTTGTCAGGAGGACAACGCGAACTATCCGGACTGCCGTGACGAATTCCGCAACCTGTTCGAAGCCGCTGCCAACGAGGCTCTTGGTCTTGCTGAAACCTACCGCATCAATGTTTTGGCCCCGCTGATGTACATGGACAAAGCCGAAACCGTTCGCATGGCATATGCTGATCCGGCCTGCTGGGCGGCGCTGGCATTCAGCCACACCAGCTACGACGGCAAGTATCCCCCGACGGATATGAACCACGCCAATGTCCTGCGTGCTGACGGCTTTGCCCGGGCCGGCCTCCCCGACCCGCTGGTCCTGCGTGCTTATCGCGAAGGTTTGATGGACCTGCCGGTTGGTCACAACTACGACGACGAGCGTGGCTGAAATGGGTACCCCTACTAAATTTTGGAATGTTCCGGACGACGAGCTTATCGACATGCTCGATAAGGGTCTTATTCCTGATGAGGATCTTCGCGACTATGCTCGGGAACTTATCATACGCTTGGAGAATACCACCGAATGAAATATATTAGCACCAAGACTTACGGTGCTGAACGCGGCTTCGCTGTTGCCTACCGGCAATGGCGGGCCGAGTCTCATTGCCGCCTGCTCCACGGGTATTCCCTTGGGTTCCATTTCGAATTCGAATCCGACGACCTTGATGCTCGCAATTGGGTAGTGGATTTCGGCTCTCTCCGCACGCTCAAGGACAAGTTGGACGAATGGTTCGACCATACCCTGTTGGTTGCCCTTGACGATCCTGAATTCAAGACCTTCGAAGAGTTGCACAAAAAGGGTCTTGCCAACATGGTCGCCGTCGAGCATACTGGATGCGAGGCCTTGGCCAAGTTCTTGTTCGACTACATTGATGAAATCTGGATGCCCGACAATGGCTATGCTGACCGCTGCCGCATCCGCAAGGTTGAAGTTCGCGAAACCCCCTCCAATTCAGCATCCTACGAAAGATAACCACATGTCCTCCAAAGTTGTTTTGACCCACGAGCAGGTTCGTGCCCGGGTTTCCCAGTTGGCAGATTTCTGCAACACCCACCGCCTGCTTCGCATGTTCCCGATCCCCCGCGGCGGCATTCCGGTTGCCTACCTCATGCTAGCCGAAAACCGGATGTTCAGCATTGTCAATGATCCGGACGAGGCCGATATGTTCCTTGACGACATCGTCGATTCCGGCGAGACCATGAAGAAATGGTGCGACGATTACCCCGACAAGCCGTTCCTGGCACTGGTAGATAAGCTGGACATCACCGACGAGCTCAAGGACAGTTGGGTGGTGTTCCCTTGGGAAGTGAATGAAGGTGGCAGCATCGAAGACAACATTCGTCGCCTGCTCCAATTCGTCGGTGAAGATCCTAACCGTGGCGGTCTGCTGGAAACCCCCCGACGGGTTGCGAAGGCTTGGAGTCATTGGACCTCCGGGTATGGCAAGGAGCCCAAGGACCTGCTCAAGGTTTTCGAAGACGGTGCCGACGGCTGCGACGAGATGGTGATCGTCAAGGACATTCCGTTCTACACCCATTGCGAACACCACATGGCACCCTTCTTCGGCACCGCCACGGTCGCCTACATCCCGAACGGCCGGATCGTTGGCCTGTCCAAGATTAGCCGGATTGTGGATATGTTTGCCCGTCGTCTCCAGGTCCAGGAGCGGCTGACCAACCAGATCGCGGATGCCCTTGCCGAGAACCTGCTGCCCAAGGGTGTCGGGGTAGTCATCAAGGCTCGCCACCTGTGCATGGAATCCCGCGGCATTTGCCAACAGGGGCACCATACCATTACCTCTGCTCTGCGTGGTGTGCTGAAGGAAGATGAAAAGGCCCGTGCCGAGTTCATGTCTTTGGCAAAATAAGAGTTGATCTCTTTGGGTGGTTGCTGGATAATCTAATCATTCGCTAACCACCCAAGGAGATCCAAATGCCCTATCTCAACGAAACCCGCGTCCGTCTGGCCACCCCCGAAGAATCTATCGCTCGCGCCCGTCGTTGTGGTTCGGCTGGTCAGTGGCTGGTCGAACGCCTTTACCAAGGTTTCAAGCCCATGTGGAATGAGATCAGCGCCCACCTGACCGAAGAAGCGGCCGATGCCGCTAAGGCCAAGCTGGATCGTAAAATTGCAAAGGGGAGCAAGTAAAATGGCAAATAAAATCCAATACCTGAACAACGGTGAGGAGATTAGCCGCGAGGCAGCTCTTCAACATGCTAACACTGCTTCTTTCTGGAAGGGATATGAACCCGGGGAAATGGCGGATATCTTTGAATCCGCCGAGCAGCCTTCCGGCGAAGAATTTCGTGACCAATTGCTTGACTTCGGAATTGAGGTTATAATCCACGGTTAGGCATTACGGTATAGCGACCCCCGCCGACGATTACAAGTGGGGTCGCAGCATAGACTGTGCTATCATGACCCTTCCGTTCAAGCTGTACATCGCCGGTATCTACACAGCCAATTTCAAGGTGGGTGGCTCCTTGTGGGAACGATTGACTGAATCTGAAAAGACACAACGGTTGTCGCCACAGAATTTGCTAGAAAGTTATCATTATGTCCACCGCCAGTCATTTGTGGATAGCATCCGAGCAGATGGCCGCAAGGTGTTCCTGGACTCGGGCGCGTTTTCGGCATTCACCAAAGGAGTCGAAATTGATCTCCCGAAATATTGCGACTACATTATCCGGAACGAGGATATCATTGAAAAGGTTGATGGGGTGCTCATGGCCTCGGTACTTGACGGAATCGGAGATCCTCTCAAGACTTGGCAGAACCAACTCCGAATGGAGGAACTCGGGGCCAAGCCGCTTCCCTGCTTCCACTACGGGGAAGACGAACGGTACCTCGAATGGTACATTGAGCGGTATGAATACATTACCCTTGGCGGTATGGTCGCCCAATCCGACACCCAGCTCTACCACTGGCTCGACCGCATCTGGGACAGGTATCTCACCGATGGTTCCGGACGCCCGAAGATTAAGGTACATGGTTTCGGTGTTACGACTGCTGGGCTTATGCGTCGGTATCCGTGGTACAGCACAGATTCGTCATCATGGGTTCAAATTGCCCGAGTTGGCGGCATGCTCCTACTCCCCGAAGCACGGGTCGTCAATGTCTCCAATCAATCCCCCAACCGAAGGGTTGAAGGTCAGCACATAGATACCTTCACCCAACCGCAACGCGAAGCCATCGAAGCCAAGCTCCGGGCCAAAGGGGTTGATACGGATCGCATGCGGGAGACCTACCTGTCGCGTTGGTGCTATAACATGAGTGCCTTCGATGAATTAGGTGGTATAATCTCTAATGAGAAGGCCGGGGACCCCCGGTTCATACCTGATCAAGAAGGATTGTTCGCATGATTGAAAGTCTCAAGTTCGTCCAAGGGGCTGTGGCGAAGAAGGACTTCGTCCAGGAACTGACGCATTACCACATTGAGAACGGTCTCATCAAGGCGTTCAATGGGATGCTGGGTCTCTGCTGTCCGATCGATCTGAACCTCGACGTCAAGCCGAATGCTACTCAGTTTTTCAAGGCCATCCAAAGTTGCAAGGAAACGGCTGCCCTACACCTTACCGATGCGGGCCGGCTGGCCATTAAATCCGGGCCATTTCGCGCGTTTGTCGATTGTATTCCGGGCGACTTTCCCGAGGTCCTGCCCGAGGGTAGGGAAATACCTTTGGACGGGGGTTTGCTGGCAGTCATTAAGGCATTGGCACCCTTTATTGCAGAAGACGCCTCGAGGCAGTGGGCACGCGGAATCCTCCTACGGGGGCAGTCAGCCTACGTCACCAACAACATCATTCTGATCCAAAAGTGGCTCGGGTACCAGTTCCCAATCGACCTCAATATCCCTCGAGCAGCTGTGGCCGAATTGCTCCGCATCGGGGAAGAGCCGACCAGCCTTCAGGTGGGTGAAAACAATGTCACGTTCCACTTCCCCGGCAACCGCTGGCTGCGCACCCAGACCTATGACCTCTCGTGGCCGGATGTCGATCGCATACTAACCGTGGATGGGGAGTTCAAAGCAGCACCACAAGCCTTGTGGGACTCCACCGAAGAACTGGTCCATTTTGTAGATGACCAAGGGCGATTGTTCCTTTCGCCGGGCAAGGTATCGACTTCCCAAAATGAAGGGGAAGGTGCCTCTGTGGATATCCCCGAACTCGAACATGCCGGTTGCTTCCATTTCAAACAGCTGAGTCTTGTTTCCAAAATTGCGGATAAAATAGACCTTTCCAAATATCCGAAGCCCTGCCCGTTCATTGGCAAAGACCTCCGCGGGGTAATCATTGGGATGAAGGTGCTATAAATGGCTGGTCCAGGACGAATCTTAGTTTGCGGGGGTCGGGAATTCGCCGATTACCAGAAGATCATCGACACGATGGATCACTATAGCCAATGGTTCGCTCCGGGGTTTTGCATCATCCATGGAGGTGCTCCGGGTGCTGATCGATTGGCGGGTCGATGGGCTGCGGAGAATGGGGTTCCTGCCATCATATTTCCGGCACACTGGGAATTCTACGGGGGCAAGGCTGGGTCTCTTCGCAATATTTGGATGGTAGTCTATGGGATGCCAGATTTGGTAATAGCCTTCCCCGGAGGCATTGGAACTGGCCATATGATTTCATATGCTCGCAGAAAACAAATTCCGGTTCAATTGGTGGAATAATGGCCCGATTTGATTCCATTGGTATGTTCTGGCAGGATGAGGCCAAAGTCAAACCGCCCAAGAAAGAGAAGGCCAAGTCCATTCCCCCGGATCGGTTCTGGGAAGTTCCTGGTTATGTCGTCGGGCTGGCGGAAGCCTTGGAGTATTCCCCAAACCTCTATTCGGACACGGAGCTCATTGCCGCTTGCCAAGCTGGCGAAAACCTAGTCTATGATATCGAGGTCTATCCGAACTATTGCCTATTCGCTTTCAAGGGGATCGACACCCAGAAGGTGGTTTATTTCGAGGTGTTCGATTGGGGCTGGGATCACGGCCTGCTACCCAAGCTGGAATGGATTCTCCGGAACTTCTGTATCCTGAACTTCAATGGTCGCAAATTCGACTTCCCGATTACCACATTGGCGCTCAAGGGTCTCGGTCCTGAATACTTGTGGGACGCCACCCAGATGCTTATTGAATGGCAACTTGGGTCCAAAGAAGTCTATAAAAAGTACAAGACCAAGTCGCTGGAAATCAACCAGATCGACCTCATTGAACTGACCGCGCTGGCACCCGGCTTGAAGGTCTGTGCTGGCCGCCTGCATGCCCAGAAGATGCAGGACCTCCCATTTAAACCCGGGACGGTGCTGACCCCAGACCAGATTATTGTTCTCCGGTATTATTGTATCAATGACTTGGACAACACCGAACTCCTGTATCGGGCCACCGTTAAGCAGATTGAACTTCGGGCGGAGATGAGCAAACGGTTCGGGGTGGATTTGCGATCCCTTTCCGATGCCCAGATGGCGGAGGCCATCATCTCTGCTGAGGTCAAGCGGAGCACCGGCAAAAAGTACATCTCGAGGACGGAAATCCCACCCGGCACCCGCTACAAGTATCAGGCTCCCGCCTTCGTGTCTTTCAGCACCCCGCTGATGAATCATGTGCTGCAAATCATCAAGGATGCTGACTTCGAGGTGGATGACCGGGAGGGCAACATCATCCTGCCACCCTCATTGTCTAACTTGGTCATCGAGATAAACAAGGGCAAATACAAGATCGGCATCGGCGGGTTGCATAGCCAGGAGAAAAGTGTAGCCCACGTCACTGATGATGAATACTTGGTGATCGACACCGATGCCACCTCCTACTACCCGTTCCTGATTTTGAATGCTGGGATCACGCCTCCGAACCTCGGTCGCAATTTCACCACCATCTTCAGCAACATAGTCAATGAACGAGTGGCTGCCAAACATGCTGGAAACAACATCGTTGCCGACTGTCTCAAGATTGTGGTCAATGGCACTTTCGGCAAGCTGGGTAGCAAATGGTCCATTGTCTATGCCCCGAACCTTCTGATCCAGGTAACCATCACCGGGCAGCTTGCCATCCTCATGTTGGCGGAACGGTTTGAGTTGGCAGGCATCGAGGTTACCTCGGTCAATACTGATGGCATCGTGGTTAAGTGCCACCGGTCCTTGGAGGCTGTATTCCATGGGATCGTCAAGCAATGGGAAATCGAAACCGGACTGGGCACTGAGGAAACCAGATACCGCGCCACCTACAGCCGTGACATCAACAACTACTTCGCCATCTATGAAGAACCCCAGAAAGGGGAGATGTTTAAGACCAAGGGGGTCTTCTCCAAGACCAACCCGAAGAAGAATGCGGTCACTGAAATCTGTGTGGAGGCTGCAAAAGAATTCATTGCCAATGGGACCCCGGTCCGGGACACCTTGCTCGGGTGCAAAGACATCCGGCGCTTCACTGCCATGCGGCGGGTTAAGTATGGGGCAATCAAGGCCTACGAATCCGATTACCACATGATCTATCAGGGGCAGGGGCAACCCATGCTTCGGGGTGGAATCAAGAGCGGGGAGTACCTCGGTAAAATCATTCGCTGGTATTATGCGGTCGGTGTGGAGGGAGATATTGTCTGTTCCCGCACTGGCAATAGGGTTGCACGGTCTGAGGGCGCCAAACCACTGATGAACCTGCCGGCAGAATTCCCGACCGATATCGATTACGATTGGTACGAGGATGAGGTCAATAAAATTTTGGTCAGCATCGGCTATTTGCAAGGTGAAATCGCAGACGAAGAGTTGCCAGAAACGGTCGAGTGACCTATAATCTAATCATTGACAAGGAGATTTAAATGACCAAGGATGAGCTCGTGCAAGAACTGACCAACCGCGGCTGGAAGCAGGACTCGTGGGGTCACATGCACAAGATGGTTAAACGCCGCGACCGGGTTACCCAGCAGTTGATCGATCGCAAAATGCGGGTCAAGTTGCAACCCCGGTCTGCCCGGGTCGAGATCCAAGTCATCATCGGCGATCGTAATGAATGGATCAAAATCGGCGGTGGCTATTTCAAGGATTGTGCTATACTTTATGAAAGCAATGCGCTTCAGCTTGGCACTATGATCTTCAAAAGCCCGTCCCAAAAACCAGGAGCCTAGAATGAACAACGAATGGCGAGATCTGCCCACCATGGCAGACGTGGCTGCGACGCAAGCGGTTGGTGATGAAATCGAGGTGCCAAAATGAGCACAGATCAAAGGAAAATGCTGGAAGCTGCGGCAAAGGCGTGCGGAATAACGCTTGAACGCGAAATCAGCGGAAAGAAGCCACACAGACTAATAGAGCATGAAAGCGGTGAGGGACACATCTCAGTACCTTGGAACCCTCTCACCAACCCCGCTGACACTGCCGAGATGTGCGCGAAGCTGCGTATCAGCGTTTTGTATGAACATGATCCGTGCGAGTTTTTGGCCTGCTTCGCCCATAACAGCCACGACCCGGAAATCGCCCACTACAAAGACCACGACAACTCCCGCATGAAGGCGTGGATGTACGCTGCGACGATGGTTTGCGCGCGTATAGGTGGATACACAGAATGACCGACGAACGCATGAAACAGTTGATGTGGCAAGTTGGGATGCCGAACAGCCTCAGCCTGTATGGCGCACTTCAACAAGCTGAGAATGAAGGCTATCAAGCCGGAGCCGCCAGCCGGGATGCCGAGGTTGCTAGATTGAAAACCGTACCAATGCGGTATCGCAGGATGGCATTCAACGCGCAGCTTCAGGACGAGGTTGCTAGGTTGGAACAAGAGAACGACCAACTCCGCGCCATAACCATTACCAGTAATGAAATTGAACGCCTCTACGCCATCGCTTTTGAGGCGGGCCGTCAGGCTGAACGGGAAGAATGCGCTACCTTGTGCGATATGCACGCTGATGGATGGGAGAAAAATCCTGGAAGTAATCCGATGGCTGGATATGTAGCAAGCAGTAATTGTGCATTTACTATCCGCGCAAGAGGAGATATGAAATGAAGTGGGTATACCCAACAACTTGGGCAATCCTAACCGTGGTGCTCATACACATGGACAAAGGATCAGACGCACTCGGTGCTTGTTTTGCCTCTGTGCTGTCTGCAATGGCTTGCTTCGTTAAGGAGTTCGATGAATGAGCAAAGATCAAAACTCTAGCGACAAAGCATGTGACGCCTATTTTGATAATCCTTGTGCGGCAACATCAGGATCGTACTACTCTGACAGGGTGACTTTCTACGCGGGATTTGCTGCCGGTGCAGCCAGCCGGGATGCCGAGGTTGTCAGCCTGACGAACCAGCGGGACTATGAGTATGTGCGGGCTGAAAATGCAGAGCAAGAGCGCGACCAACTACGCGAGCAGGTCAACGATCTGCGGGGGGCATTAAAGGAATCCTACCCTTGGGAAAGACATTTCCAAGAGAAGTGTGATTGTCAATTCTGCCAAGTCCTCGCGGCCACGGAGACGAAGCCATGAACTTATTCTGGTACTTCCACCCTTGGAGAGTAGTCACTTTCATTATCGGGGTGTACGGTTTGCTACTCGGAGCTATTTTGGAGCAAGTACCTGACTGGAACGCTGACATTAGCATCCTCATGGTCGGGGCACTCGGGACGCTGGCCTATCTGGGAGCGTGGAAATGAACGAGCAGAAGATGTGTGATCCTGAGAACGAACCACGCTACCAGTTGTGCAAGGTATGTGGTGCCAAAGATTGTGACTGCACAATAAAAGACTTGCGCAATTTTCAAGCCGGTGCCGCCAGTCGGGATGCCGAGATTCAACGGCTGCAATTCGCACTTGCAGATGCAGAATCATTGGAACTTGGAACAGCAGAGCGTTGCGACAAACTCCGCGCAGAACTCGCTGCCGAGCAGGCCAACAACACGAGGCTGCGGGACTTCATCGCCAGCGCACAGGTTTCAAGCGGCGTCTGCTGTTGTGGAGAGGCTATGGATGGTCATTCGTCCCCAATGTCCTGTGGGCATTCGCCTGTCGATATGTGGGATCACGCAGTAGAAAAGCTGCTTCACGCTCCATCCGACACCTCCACCCCCGAGCAGTCCCTTGCCGAGTACCGGAACAAGGTGATCGAAGCGTTTGTAAATGAATTTTCACGGCATGTAGGCGGAGATGGTGAGTTTTGGTTACACGAACTTCAAGACTTCGCCATGAAGGAACAGTCAACCTAACATCAACCTTGTAGTTGCCACAAATGGAATACTGGGCAATAATCCTAATCAGAGCAGCACTGCCGACGGGGCAGCTCCCCCGTCATACAACCAAGGAGTACTACCATGAAACGTACCAAAGTGTTTTTCCTCTCACTGTCAGTGGTCATCTTTTCGATGGTCGGCGGCTCGGCTTTCGCGGTCGGCATCGGCAATGACAATCCTCCGGGCAGGGGTGGCGGTGACTTGGCTCAAGGCCAGTTGCAGGGGCAGCTTCAAGGGCAGGCGCAAGGCCAAGGTCAGTCACAGTCGATCAACAACCGCATCACCAATGATGTCCGCGCCAATGCCAACGCCTTTGCAGCGGCACAAGCAAAGTCGTCTAGCAACTCAGCAGCAGTGAACCTCAGCACCACCGATGTTCGCACCGGCGGCAATACGTTGAGCAACGGGGGCAACACCCTGACGGTTAATGAAGCACCGATCCCGACCTCCACCCGCACCGAGATCCAGAACAGCGACTACACCATCAAGAACGTCCCGGCCTTTGCACTCGGCAACGTCTATCCGACTGCCCCATGTATGGGTTCGAGCCAAGCTGGTGGTGCTGGTGTTGGTTTCTCTGTGGGCATCGGCACGAGCTGGACGGACAAGGAATGCTCCCTGCGTGAAACCGCCCGTAGCTTCTCCGGTCTGGGTCTGAAGGAAGACTCCCTTGCCATCCTCTGCACCAGTGAATATGCTGCTGCTGCTCCGTCCTGCATCGCACGGGCCGAAGCTGCCAAGCCGAAGAACTGATCAGTGATTCAAACGGGTTCGAAAGCGCCCGTTTCTGTCTCTGCAGACTTTAACCTAGAGGATCTATGAGCAAAAACGACATCACTGGTGATGCGATCAAAACCAAGGTCGGGAATTCTGACAAGTTCAATGAGGGCTTCGATCGCATCTGGAGCAAAACCATAACCTGTGCACGATGCGGAAAGACCTTCCCGAAGGCCCAGATCGCCCATACTTGCAAACCAATGAAGCCTGAACAGAAATGACCGCACCTAGAGAATCTAATCCAACAATGGAAAAGGTCAAGACCCTGTTCAAAAAGAAGCAGCCTCTGGCACTGGAAGACTTGGCAGGAGAGCTGGGCATCACGAAACGCAACGTCCGGGCATATGTGGATATTCTATATGGCCACAGGTGGGTGCATATTGTTGGCTGGAAGCGCCTCGAGGGAGTCACCATCGGTCCCTATTCCCCGGTGTATATCTGGGGCAGCGGTGTAGATGCCCCGAAACCGGAACCCATTCCTGCCCGAGTGCTTCGACAACGTCACCGGCTCAAAACCGGGGTCCTGAAAAAAGAAGCCATGCGAAAACGGACCGACCGCAAGATCAATAACCTAAAGCAGGCGCCTTCAGTGACCTCTTATCTGTTCGAGCTTCTACCTAGGAAACGACGTGTCTAGAACCTCAAAGTACTACGTGTGCAAGTATAAACCCATTCCGGAGTTGCCGGTCGTACCTAGGCCGGACTGGTCCCAGTTGATCAACTATTTCATTCGGCAGGGGTATCCAAAACTTCGTATCGCCAAGGTGACCGGGATGACCCGGGAAAAGGTTTACAGCATTCTTCGTGGGCAGTATGTCCCCAACTGGCACGAAGGTCAGCTCCTGCTCGAATGGGAAAAACTGGAGAAGCACCTTGCCCAAGCAGCCTAAGTGGATCAACAACCTGCTGGTCAGACTCCGGCGAAAATACCGGATCTACAAATGCCAGAACCTTGGTGAAATTTGGTTCGAGGTGGAGGAATGGTGCTGGTATTGGCCGAAGTGGGACCGCTGGTCCGTTGATCAAATTCGGGCGGTCCGGTTCCCATCCCTCTACCACGCCAGACAGGCGATTCTATTCCGCGAGGACCCGAAAAACAACCTCGCGGAAGAACTTATGGAAGATCGCTGAGCCCGACGCCAAGTCCAGCACCGGACTTGCGTAGAGCTTCTTCACTGACCCGACCTAGCCCACCTTGACCCAAGTAGAGGTTAGGGTTGGCCAACATAAACCGCATCGGAGTTTCACTTTGGGACAACGTAGAAAAGACCTTGGCAGCCAATGGGATCTTCATCGACAGGAACGGGGAAAGCATGGCCAGCCGATTGCCGGTAGCGGGATCAGCGGAATAGCTGGCGGCACGCCGGGACGACCCGATGAGTTCCTGGAGGTCCGCCACCTGCCCGAGTTCATCATTACTAAAGAGCTTCGGGCCAGTCTCACCGAGCTCAGTATTTTTGAGGAAACGGCTCGGGCTGTATCCGGATGCAAGAGCGTCATCCATGGCCTTCTGCTTCGCTTGGTTCAGGAGGTAGAAACGGCCAGCCTGTATGCCTTGCGGAGTGAGGAACTGGCGAGCTTGCTCCGAAAGGTATGGGCTGTCCAGCTTGAACATGCTCTGTGCCAAGGTGTCGGGATTGTACGATTCATCCTGGATGACCTTCCGGGTGAGCTGGTTCTTCCGAAACGGTACAACATTTTCCCGGAAGAATTTGTTAGCTTGCGCAACCCCCTTCGAAATCTCGGGGTCTCCCACCTGCTTCGACCAATCCGAAATATCGTCCCGCAAAGCCTTCTGAACCTTGACGAGCTGGTCGAAAGACTTGTTGTTCATGTCCCCACGAGCGGTGAGCTGGCGGCCCTGACGAATCATAGCACCCAAGTCGCTATCGAGCTGACGGAGCTCACTGAATGTCAGATTTGGTGGAGTAAGGATCGGCTTCCCATTCGGACCGAGGATCGGGGACTGACCGGGTTTGACCCCGCTAGCAATCGTCTCTAGTGCCCGAACGGTATCGGGATCATCACCGAGCTTGGCAAATGCGGATGGGTACTTGGTCAGCAGCTGATTGACCTCTGCCGACATCCGAGCAGGGGTGACTGGAGGGTTGCCAGCAGCCTGAACCCGGGCCTCCACTTGGTCGTAAAGGTCACGCGACGCTTGCTTGGTGTCCGCATATTTCTTTTTGATCGAGCCTGCCAAGACCGAACCGATGTCTTCTTTGCTTTGGGCAGCAGTAGCCCCGGCAATCCGTTCGGGGGCTCCTTCCACCACTTCGCCAAGCCGTTGCGCCTGACGCTCGAGGAATTCCTTACGGCCGGAGATTGGGACATACTGGGCGACGTTTTCCATACCCATGATCATCGGGTTCTGGGTGATATCGCCTACCGACCCGGGAACGTCATACTGCTTGAAGATCCGAAAACGGTTCTCGTATTCCGGGTTGGCGAAACGGCCTCGGACAGCGTTCCTGGCTTTTGCCACAGATGTCAGGGCACCATTGACAACGCCCGCACCGGCTGCAGCAAGACCTGCTCCTTTGGCAACGTCTTGGATAGTGTTGCCCCAAGTCGGGTCCTCTTGCGGTTCGAGGGCACCCATTACTCCACCTGTGAGAGCTGCCCCTGCTAGTGTGCGGCTCGGGCCAAGCAACCCGAGGCCGACGCTAGTGCCGAGCCTGCCATACCCTGCATGCTGGTCTCTATTGAGAGCAGCTTGGAAAGGTGCTTCTTCTTTCAACTGAGCAACCACTTCTTGCGGCCATTTGTTCTCGACGAACGGCAACAGGTTGGCTACCATGCCGGCTTTCTGTTTAGCACCCGCCAACACGTTGCTGACCTGCTGGCCGGCACCGATAAGTGCCCGGGAACCTGGAGACTCGGCCGCGAGTGCTTCTTCGGCCGGAGTAGGCTTGGTAGCTTCTTCGGCATCCACCTCATGTGGCAAAATGAAATTGGGCTTCTGTTTCATGGGGAGCACTTCGGCTCCCATTTCATGAGGCATGATCCACTTTGCCATTATTTTCTCCCGGCGAGGCTATTCCAAGTTTCCAGCACATCCGAGGCAGTTGCATCCGGATTGGCCTTAATGAAACGATTACGCCAATCGGTGTAGGTCCAAGCCTTGTTGCCTAGAATGGCCACAGGTGCAGCTTGTGCGTAATCGGTCTTGTTCCAGTAATCGGAACCCTCCCGCATTGTACCCTTTTCCTTGGCGGAAAGCTCGTACACTTGTTTTTTGAACTTGGCACGGTTGGCGAGTTCTTCCGCCCACGCATACATGAAGTCGGTCGCCTGCTGGGTGTCCGTGATCTTGACGAACTCGTTGTACGCACGCTGGGCATCGCCTTCGGTTTGAACACCCTTAGCAAGCAACAGACGGTCATTGGCAATCTTGGCCAGAATCGGACGCACCTGTTGAAGGTTGGACGCTTCTGTGGCCATCTTCCCATCGAGACCCATTGCCCCCATCGCAGCACCAAGTTTTTCCCGGTACGGAGCAAACATATCTTGCGTGCGGGGAATTTGCTTGAGCATGCCAATGTTGTTCAAAGTGCTCTCGGCAACCTGACCCGGGACCTTGACATTCTCGTCATAATCCTTGAGAGCCAGCTTTTCGGATTCGGTGGCGAACTCCTTTTTACCTGCTTCAGCTGCCTTGTCTTTGTAGGTCATCGTCGGGGCTGGGCTACCCCCTACCATTGGGGAGGGTTGGGCATTGCCCGGCAATTGGGAAGTCGCCCCGGATACCTCGGAAGCCGACGGTTGCTGGGGAGGATTTTGCTGGGTAACTGGGGCGGTTGGGGATTTGCCCAGCACATTCGCGGCCACACCGTGAGCATATGCTTCGGGGTCGTCCATGTTGTTAGCCACAGCCTGTTCGTAAGCCTTCCCCCAGATGCGCTGATACGCGGCACCTTGGCTGGAATGGACGACTTTGGTTTCTTGCGTCACCGGGTCATAGACCACCATGTTGCCGTCTTTGTCCATCTTGACCGTCGGCCGGCCACCCCCAGTGGCTGTGCGGGCCGCGCCTTGAAGCATCTTGCCACCATAGAGGTCAGCTTCGCGAACGCCTTCGGTTGCCATGCGGTTTTCTTCCTGCGCTGCTTTTTGTTGGCGGAGCAGTTGATTTTGAAGGACATCCTGAGTGCGGCCGCTTTCACTACCGATGGCACTGGCAGCAGAACTCCAACTCATGTTTGGGTTCTGGGCATACTTCTGGAGGTAGTCACTGACCATCCGGTTAACCGGTCCAAGGTCCGGCATCGGCTGCTGAAGTACCTGGTTATAATTCTGCTGGGCGGTTTCCTGCCTTTGGAGAGCCTGCTGGCGCTCTTGAGGATCATAGGCATGCAAGAGCTGGCTCAGGACACCTTGGACCGAATTGGGATCTTGCTGAAAGTCAGCCATGGTGATTTATTCCTTAGTTTGGAAACAGCTTGTCTAACATAGATTGAATTGAAGTGTCGTTCAATCCGCTGCTCATTGCCTGGACCGCGGCAAGAACTCGCGACACTGCGTCAGGCTGGGCGACCGGAGTACGGATGTTCGGGGTGACCCCCTTCGCCATGTTGCCGATGGCAGTGGATGCCGCCGATAGTCCGGTAATCGGGAAGTTCTGCTGCGTCAGCCAATCCTGGTAGTTCTTGTCCAGTGCCTGTTGCTGTTGCTGCTGCTGGGCGGTCGAAGCCGTCATCTGGTTGGTAATATCTTGCTGACCCAGTTGAGCATTTTGACCAGCCAATGCGGACAACCCTTGGGCAGCTTGATTGCCCTGCTGTGCCCACCCAAGGTAGTTCTGGTTGGCATTCTGGTAGGCTTGGTTGTTCGCCTGTGCCAGAGTATTGGACAGAGTCTGCTGCTGGTCACGAATCGCCCGATTAGTGAAGTCGGCATTGCGGGAGGAACCGAACTGGCCGGCCCCGGCAAACGTGCTATTGACGCCCGGCAGGATATTGCCAAACAGGTTCTGATTCGACAATTGCACGGTGGCAGCGTTCGCATCTTGCGTAAACGGATTCAGGAACTGTTGCAGCTGATTCGGGTCGTATTGCGCGCCTGCTTGGTACAGACCCCCCGCTTGCTGTAGGCCCGGCTGAGCCTGCTGCTGGAAGTTACTCCCCATGCCGGCATTGATTGCTTGAGTCTGGTACGGTGTTTGCCCTGTCGAGAGCGGCTGGTCATACCAGTTCTGGTAAGTCTGGTTTGCCCATTCCGGAATACCTGCCGCATAGTTGGACGTGGTGTCCGTCAGGTTGGTCCAGGTCGATGGATACAGGTATTCAGTGTTTTGGGTGGTAGGATCAGCCATCTTATTTCCCCTTCAAGTAGCGGCTTGCATGCTTTGCCTTGGGCGGAATGCTGTTCAACCCACCCGTGCGTTTGTGCTCACGGATTGCATAACGCATCTCGTCCAACTTCTTTGCACCGGCAGCAGTGTTGCCATCGCCGAGTGCAGAGACCGATTCGGCATCGAACACGTACTCTCCCGGAGCAGCCCTGATGTCCACAACGTCATCCTGCCCGCCAGCATCGCCGTCAATCAACCCGTGGTGGCTTCTCAGCATGTCACCGAGCTTGGCGGTAACTTCGAACAACCCACCTCGAGGTGATTCAATGGCGCCACCTTTCGCATACACGGTACGCAACGCTTTGGCACGTTGGATACGCGGGCCAGTGTCTGCCACAGTGGAGTCGCGAGCCTGAATGTTCGGGCCGGCATTATTACCAGTGCCAGCCTTGACGATCATCCCAAGGGCGTTGGCAAGGGCAGCCGCCTGTGCTAGCCCCGAGGTAACGGGATTCGAGCTTTGGCTGGCTTGACTGGTTCGAGCAGCAGAGGTGCCTGTCCGTTGAGCAGCCGATCCAGTTGCGTTGGCACCGATACCCAGTGCAGACTTGACTGTCTCCCACATGGAAGGTTCGGTCTGATTAGCCATCCGGACGTCTTGATAGGTTTGGTTCCGGTTGTTGGCATCCAAATAGCCAATATCCCGACCAGTGTTGAGGTTGTGGATGTAGGTAGAGCCATCCGGCCCTTGCATGTAATCGTACGGGTTCTGGATGTCAGCACCGGAGCTGATGTCACCAACCACATTGCCTTGGGCATCCAAGTATGATTGGGCCGGTCGCAGGACTTGACCAAGCAGTCCGGAACCGCTGGGGTTCTCTGCCCAAGCGGCATTGGAATGGCCGTACGATGGGGTCATCAAGCTGCGCCAATCAACCCCGGCAGCTTCCAAGTCTTGAATCAACGATTGATCGGGACCTTGCCCGGCCATAAGCTGACCTGCCAACATGGTAGATGCGTCATCTGCTTGATTGGACAACTGCAGGTCGGAAAGAGCACGAGCGGCGTAAGGATCGTTGCCATAGAGACTCATCAGTCGGCTCATGTCGGAGGCGGACGCATTCGGGTCGAATCCGGCACCGAATTGTGGAATAACCTGAGATACTTCGGGGGACATCAGCGAGTTCAAGTCCAGCCCGTAGAGCTGGTCAATACCTTGTGGAGAGTAGCTGAAACCCTGTCCGAGGTCGAAGTTGGTAAGTGCGTTCGGCTCCTGGTAGCTCAACAGGCTGTCGAAACCCGGGTCCATGTACGACGAGATAAGATCCGGCGCCATGTAGCTGTTGTAGTCGTCGTATGAAAAGCCAGTATCACCGTATGCCATGATTGCTCCTTACCTGCGGCGCTGCTTGCGCATCAACTGTTGAATAATCGGGTTGGCAAAATTCATTGCCATATTGTATGTCCCGCCGTAACCTTGGTTGCGAGCAAAGTCACCACCGACGCCTGCTAGCGCACCGATACCTCCACCCAAAGCACCCTGACTCAAACCTTGGGCAAAGCCTTGGTTGTTCAGCAGAGCATTCAGGCCGCCCACACTGGCGCCTACACCAATCCTGGAAAGCACCTTGGCCAAGTCACCACCACCCATTGCTTCGGTTGCTAGGTTGCCAAGGTAGCCAGCACCAGCACCAGAGATACCGCTGGACAAGCCGCGCTTGAGAGCGTCAGACAACGAGGCGCCTTGCAATCCTGCACCAGCCGCATTAACACCACCGCTGATGAGCCCTTGGCCGACCGCTTTGCCCAACGACCCTTCCAAGCCTAGTGCCGAACCCAGTTGCGGAGCAAATGTGGAAAGCCCACCGCCCAATGCACCGAGGCCAAGACTGGTGGCCGCTTTGCCCCAATCTCCAGTATTTAACCCCGTGCTCAGAGCACTCGGGAAAGCACTGGCAACACCTGTGGCCGCCCCACCCAAAGCACCCGAACCAGCACCCATCGCTGCACTGGCAGCACCGCCGGTCATGGCACCAAGAGCTGCCATGGTCAGGGCTGGCATGATCTTACCAAGTCCGGTCGCCTTGTGGTCGAAGTCGGATTCCCAGAACCCAGCGGACGGTGAATACGTCAGACCCCGCGGAGACCCGCTTTTATGCAACCACCGACCGGCACCTTTTTCATACAGCGAATCAGAGACTGGGTTGGGGTCATACGGGGTGCCCTGTTCATCAACCTGGATCGGCGTTTGAATGGGGTCATAGGACATCCATTGCCAATCGCCCCGATCCTGTCCGGGAACGAAGCCGTAGCCTACATACTTCTCAATCGACTCTCTTGCTGGGGCATACCGGTTTTGGTAGTCAGCAGTTGAACTGGTAACGTCTCCGTAGAGCTCATCAATCAGCGCCTGATTCGGTTTGGCACCACCAGCAGTCACTGCCCTAGCTTGACCGGGCTGTTGCTGGGCAGCGTTGTGTGCCTGCATGGCATTCTGAGCAGCAGTAAGTTGATCCTTGCGAATAAAGGCTTGCAGCGGATCGAGTGACGAAGCCTTGCCGGTCATGTACGGCTGGAGGAACGACTTGGTCTGCTCGTCCAGCTTCGACTGATCAATAGTCTGGTATTGATCAGCAAGCGACTTAACCTGACCTAATGACGCGAACGCATTCTTGGAATAACTATTCAGCGGTTTGAACTGGTCCTGGAGCAGGGCACGCAGCCCTTCGTCCTGAATTTGGCTCGCCTGAATATTGCGAGAGTCGGGTGCGACGGCAAACCGATTGGCGCCTCCGAAAGTGTTTGCCCCGACTGATCTATTGGTACCTTGGTAGGAATTGGTGGCCATTTAACTTCTCACATCTCCGGGCTCGGTATGCAGGATCACACGACCCATTTCGAAGTTCCCGTTCAGCGTATTAGATGTGAAACGAAGGCGTATCTGCCTTCTCTGCTCACGTAAGTCGATTTTACCCGTATTTTGGGAAAATGTAAACGGTTCACTGTAAATATCTGGGCCTTGTGCAAACTCCCGGCCAGTCACCTCGACAGTCATGTCTCCCTCCATGATAAAGTCGGGCTCTATCCGGATGAGTCGGGTCCAACGATTCAGCCCTTGGATGTTGTTCTGCTGCGCCCCACCAGTTGGAAGACCGAAGTCCGAAGTTTCCACATAAGCGGGAATTGCCTTCTCCGTATTCACGGTGATAGCGTTGAAACCCTTCTCGTGGATATAGGCAGCAGTAATCTGGATAGCGGAGGGTACCAATGCCGAACCTGTTCGAGAGTTGTTACGCAATGTCTCCCCGGGTAGGATCACAACTTGCCTGTTCCCGGACAATGGGGTGACCAACAGCGAGGTTGCCGATTCCACCTTCAGTACTTGGCAGGGCTCCCCGGTGGTTGTGCCGGCCACATTGTCACCTGCCTGGAACGAGCCAGTGACTCCGCTAAGGTTCAAGCGAACAGTGGCCTGTGACGAATCACCCGCCCAGATTGGATGGTTGAACACCTGAGAGTAGTAACCAGCAGACCGGGGTAGTTCAAAATCGTGCCAAGTCTTTGAATTGAGGTTAAACACGACGGCGTGTGTGCATTCAGTGGCGGTCCCGAATGGGAAGAACCAAATGATCTCGTCAAAGCGCGGAATCTTGGTGACCCAGACTTTCTGACGCTGTTCATAGTTCAGGTTATCGAAGAACCAATTCTTATTCATCTCATTGGGTAGCTCCTGAACCTTGCCACCGGAATACACCAAAAAGCGGTCAATGCCTGCCCAAAAATAGTCGCCATCGTATTCAATGACCCCGTTCTGGGAGAGGATACTGGATTGCGACGACAGCGTGGAGAATCGGAAGATCGCATTGCCCCCGACATATTCCATGCGGATCACTGAATCCAATGACCACAAGATGGCTGCCGGGCCAGCTCCGGACCGGAAGGGCAAACCCTTGACAACCTTGGTCCCGGTCACCCGGGCAGTACCGGCGTCCCCAGAGTCCAACGTCTGAGGCTGATTGACATCTGACCAGCCCACCAAACCATCCGACCCATAGTAGATCAGGTAAGGTGACACGCAGACAATCCCACCGGATACAGTCAGACCGGCGATAGCTTGCAACTGGGTAGTCATATCCGCCACGCCCCAGTAAACAGGGTAGGCCGTGGGTTCATCGATATTTGCCAGCGCGTTGTTGCGGTGGGCTATGATGACGGTGTTCTGGCTGCCCACCGCTGCGTCATACATGGTGTCAATGGTCCAGCAACCGTCAGCGGTGACATACCCAGCAGGTGTCCGATCGTAGGACGGACCAGCCCCGCCATTTCGATCGACGTTGGCCTGCCCGATGCCATACATGGAGGCACCGATGATTGCATTGAAATCACCGCGCGACCACATTTGAATAGCTCGCATGGGTCCCGGCAACGGGGAGGAAATTTCCTGATAGCCTCCCATTTTCTTCGGCCGGCCTTCTTTGCGGATGAACCGAGTCCATTGCCCGTCCACGAAGTTGTCACCGTCTAGATTGGTCCCATCCCTTTTGATACCGGGCAGGGTGGTGATCTGAAACACTTGTTTAATTTCTGCCATAGCTAGACCTGAACGTAACCAACACCTTGGATTGCCAAAAGACGCACCGGAGAGTACGTGCTGGAGATGATTAACGAAGAGGCGCCATTGATTGTGTCTGGGGCCGTTGGGGTCAAAACAAGGTTGCTGCCACCTGCGGTTTTGACAAAGGTGGTAAGACGATTGCCTCTGGCTTTGGCTAACGCAACATTTACAACACCTGAACTAGTGTTTACCAAATGGTAATCTGTCGATAGAGAGGCCGAATAATCTACATTAACGGCCACCACGGTCGTAAGGTTCTGCAACCCTTCCAACATGTCGCGAGAAGGCTGCCGATCTTCACTGTGGAAATGGAGAAAGCAATCCCCACCACCCACAAGCGACATTTCCTGGTCGGGTCTCATTTCAATCTAATTGAAAACATGAACAATGCCCTCTGCTTAGATGTGTCATCTAGCAGCCACCCGAAGTTACCTTCGAAGACCTTCCCGAACAACGGTCGTACTACCTTGTACTGCCACACGCCGTTAGGCTGCACGATCTTGAGAGTACCAAATCGGGAACCTTGATACCCGATATTGGGATCACCGGTCACCGTGCGCTCGGACTGTACAGCCCTCGAAAGGACCGTCCAGTGAAACCCGTACGCACGATTCCGTAGCAACCACCCCACCATCGAGAGATACCCGAAGGTATGTTCTCGATCCCACCGCGCATCTCCCCGCAGACTATTGTCTGGTGTATCGAACCAAGCCAACCATAGAGGAAGGCGAGGTTCAACACGTAGATATTTATTATTGTCTGATCTACCTAAACGATAGACAGCGAACAACGGGAGGACGGGTGCCAATAGGAGTGCACAGGCGTGCGCCAGCAGCGAGACTATCAGATATGCTACATATTTCACGGGATCTCCGCATCGAGGAAGCCCGCCGTGATGATAATGGAGGTCGAGCCAGAGTTCACGTTGGAGTTCAGTCCGAAGTACCCGGATGACGGGGATGTGGCAACAGCCACGCCGCCCGTTCCCCCGGCTAGGGTAAAAGTCGCCCCTACAACAGTCGGCTGAACCCGCATGGTTGACCATGAGAGGGGCCAGCGCCAGGTCGAACCCGAGCCACCAGCACCGACCCAGCCAATGCTGCTTGTCCGAGGCAGGGGCTTGAAATACCACTCGCAAAGGTTCATCTCGAACCCGATGTGGCGCACCTCGAACGGTGTTGCCTCCAGCCCTTCCTCCACCTGCACGTTCGTTGCAGCAATGGGGATGTTCGGCAAGGTCCAGTTGCCCGATGCGGGGGAGGTGATTTGCTGTGTCGTGACGCCAATGCCAGACAGGGTATGGACCGTGTTCGGGCGGAAGTTACCCACCTCGATGATCTGCGTCATGTTGCTGGCGTCGATCTTCTTCCAGCGGTCGTAACCATAGTCGCCATTCGCAACAGCCGCCCAGTTCGCCACTCCGCGCTGGTTGATACGAGTCACTTCCCCGTTAATCAGCTTGTTCTTCATGAACGGGATGCCAGCGGTAGAAGTGATGTTTACTACTGGGGCAGAAGCAATTTTTATTACTGAGCTAGTGCTATTATCGAACGTTAACGGCGCCGTCATTTGGTTGCTACCGTCAGTTTGCAAAAAAGCACCAGAATCTGCGAAAGCTACCCAAGCAGTTCCGTTCCACCATTCTGCGTGACCCAGCGTAGAGTTTGCCCGAGCGTACCCGAATTGCGGGGAAACGTCGCGTTGTGCAGTAGTCCCTGCTGGGAGAACCAGCGAAGCAGTAGCACCGGTACGTTCGCCCAGATTCACCAGTGCAAGAGGGCCGGTCGCTGCGTTGGTACCACCGTTGGCGATCGGCACCATGCTGATTGCTACAGTCACCGGGGCCGAGCCGTTGAAGCTGGTCCCAGAGAGGCCGGTTCCGATAGTTAGCGGATAAGGTGTTGCAGCATCTATTGTGATGCTACCACCAAGCGCCACCACCGAACCATTGACAGCGATCGCACTATTGACGAGCGAGGCGTTGGGAATGTTGGTCAGGGTATTTGCAGCACCGCTGATGGTCTTGTTGGTGAATGTCTGTGCGGCTGCCAGGAGGGCCACGGTGTCCGAAGCGACTGCCGGGAGGGTATGACGTTGGGTGTCATTTGCCCCCACCGTGGCTATTACCAGCCCAGCCGCGCCGAAGTAGCCCTGCTGTACCCCGGCCACGGTAAAGCCAAGGTCGGCTGTCCCACGTTTGAACATGCCGGTATTGGTTTGCGATGCGAAGAACAGGGAAGGGATTGCAGCACTGCCGTCGGTCAGCGAGACCGAGGCATTGGCAACCGCAGATTGGGCGGACAACACATTGGTGCCGTCACAAATCATGATGATCCGGGTACCTTGCTCGATTACTGCACCGAAACCTGCTGCGGTTTTCACCACTATTGATTGGGTGGTAGAAATGTTCGAGTAGGTGTAATAGACCGCCACGACTGCCGGAACAACCACTGTCACCGTGCCGGTCGGGTTGCCGATGAACGTTAAGAGCTTGTTCGAAGCCTCAGCTGCGGTCAGGGTGATGGTGCCGCCAGCTGATACATCCTTGGTCAGTTGTGTGAATTGGTAAAGCATAGAGCGGCCATAACCCACCGAGTACCATTGGGTCCCGGTACAAATGAGCATCAACGATTCGCCCGGCTGCACTTGCAAAGTAGCCTGCCCATCTACGGTTTCGGCAGAAGCAGGGTCGATGGTGACAGTGCCAGTGCCTTCGTTGCGGAACATGACGAAATAGTCGTTCCCCAAAGTAGCAGCAGCGGTCAGGGAGAAGGTACCAGCGCCACCGGTGAACACCACGAGCTTGGCCCGGTAGGTTTCATCTAGCGTTACACCGGACGCAAACGGCACTACTGGATGTGACTGATTAAGGGATGCACCAATTGCCTTGATGCCATAACCAACCAGCGAGGCCGCGTCAACAGTTGAGGTGCCGATGCCAAATCCAATGACCCCAAACACTCCCGCAACTGTGGAATTGTCGGTCAGGTAGAAATAGGAGGCCGCCCCGATTGCCACAGTAGCAACCTGGATGCCAGCCGCGTCTTTGATCGTCAGGGCGTTGGCACCAATGTTGCGAATCAGCAGGTCTTCGCCAACAGAAACTTGGGTGGCATCCGGCAAGGTGAGTACATTCCCAGCGGCGCAGATCACGTCCATGACTTTGGCGACAGTAGCGATGCCGCCATCCGAATTGTACGGCCACACTAACGTGGTATCAGCTACAATGGTTAGCAACCGATATCCGTACTCCGAAGGGGGCAAAGTATGGTTGCCAAATACGTCATTATAATTATTTGCCATTCGTTAGCTCCTGGAACCGGCGGAATCGATCATTCGGCCTTGGTCTTCTTTGTTGATTGCACCCAAAGCACGGTCGTACAACCCTTGGAATTCGGGGATGCGTTCCGGCGTTTTCAAGAACGGCATGGCTTCCATCAGTGCCCCATACAGCAAAAGCTGTGGAGCATATCTGGTGGTCCAGTTAGTTTGGTTGGCAGACGACAACGGTTGCGGCATCTCGTAGTATTGCATCTCGAACGAATATTGGAGACTCGGGCTCGGGGCAATGAACAAATGTTCGTAGTCGTAGTCCGCGTAAAAATATGGGACATCGACCTTGCTGACATCCGGCCAGTAGGTCCGAAGGTACTCGTACGACCGAGAATAGAGGTATCGCCGCTCTGCACCGACAATAATACTAATGTTCTTGGTTTTGCGCCAGCGAATCGGTTTATCCAAAACCGGGCCGTTCAGAGTGCCATTGACAGTTCTCAGGAAACCGAGCGGTTTGTCTTCCGAGGCGATGCGATTCTCGGTCAGCATGATCATGCGCGGAATCTGGTCGATAAACGGAGCATCCGAACGCTCACAGTAAGTCTGGATGTCGGTCACCAAGCTATCATAAGTCATTGCAGCTACTGACGGCGGCTTATGCAGCTTACGATCAGGCGCAGCATTTCGGAACACAGGCGCAGTACGACGCATTTAACCCGTACACGCATCTTGATGTTTCCGG